AGAGGAAGAAAAAAAGGAATACAGGGAAAATCTGACACAGCAGTGCAAAAAATACTGTCATATTGATTATGACGATGATATTGACATTGTGGAGTTGATGATAAACACCACTTTAGAAGAGATGCAGGAGCTGATTCCGAATTTTGATGCGTATAACATGACCAGCAGACAGCGATTGATTGCCCTTGTATCGGTAAAAAATCTGTATGATAACCGGGAAAAATACGGGGAATCCAAGCAACTATCCAGCGCAGTATCATCTATGCTTTTGAAAGAGATCTATGGAGGTGCAGCAGTTGCAGACGGGCAGGATTAAGATCATCCGGAGAGAATCACAGGTAGTTGATGGACGAAAACAGTATACAGAATCAACATTCTACGAATGCTGGTGCGAGGTTAAAAGTCTTAGCACTACAGAAAAATACACAGCATTGCAGACGGGAATTGAAAATGCAATCGTGTTCGAGGTTCGGAACTGCCAAAAAATGGAGGATATAAGAAAAAATCTGAAAGAGTTTTCCGCAGAATACAAAGGCACGGTGTTTAAAATCTATGATGCGTCACCTATGTTTGTGGATAACCAGAAAGTACAACTGAAATGCAGGAAAAGCGAATAGAAGAGTCAGAATCTGACACGGAGAAAAATGAAAGTAGAAATGGAATTCCAAGGATTGCAGGAACTGTTAAAAGCGTTTGAAGATGCGGCCAGTGATGCAGAAATTGCGGAAGTAAACAGGAAAATAGTAGAAAAAGGTGAACAAGCTGTGAAAAAAATCATGTCTGGGAAAATACCAAAGTCCGCGGACATTAAAAAAAGTGGTCGTGGTTTTGGTACGAAATCATCGGTGTCTGCACATGCTGCAGATAGTGTCCCAATTGGTAAAACAAGAATGAAAGGCAATAGTGCATCAGCAGAGGTTGGATGGGTAATCAAATCGGATGACAGCCAGTATGCATATGTGAAATTTATAAACTGGGGAACAATATACCAGCCGCCTAGGGAGTTTATTTACGCAGCAGGACGGGATGCAGACTCTGAATTGCAGAAGATAGCAGAGCAGGAGTACCAGGCATTCTTAGATAACACATTGAAATGAGGTGAATATGGCATGAACAAAGGCCCGGATATTATAACCGATGCATCGAATGCGCTGAAACCACTAAGTGATCGAGGAATAATCGTAATGCAGGGATGGTATGACAAAAACATCCATAAAACACATGTGACATTGTGGGATCTTGGAGAAGACGATGATAATTTTTCGGATGATGATGCAGAGGGAATAACGTGGCCAGTGCAAGTGACTATATTTTCGGAGCGTGATGAGATAGATCTTGCAAGGGAAATCAAGAAACTTATGAAAGATAATGGATTTTCGTTTGAGGGAAGAAATGCAGATGATTCAAAACCGGAAGATGGAATTTACATGAAAGCACAACGTTTTTCAAAATTTTATGAAATGGAGGAATAAAAGATCATGAATGAACAGGAACAGGTAACACAAGTAAGTGAGACAACGAAAGAGATTGTTCGTAGCAGAACATGTGGATTTAAAGATTGTTATGTGGCGCGCGTTACACAAAATACAGTCGCAGGATATGTAGCAGAAACACCAATTAAGTTAGCGCGGGCGATTAAAGGAAAGATAGATGAAAAGTGGACCTCTGAAAAAATCTATTCCGATGATGGAACAGAGGAGGTGATCAATTCTTATGAAGGTACGGATGTAGAGCTGGAAGTCAATGCACTTGCACCGCAGGACCGCGCATATATTTTTGGTCAGCTTTATGAAAATGGTTTTTTAGTAAAGTCGGCAGATGATAAAGCACCGGAACTTGCTTTGGGGTGGAGAGAACGTAAACTCAACGGGAAATATGAGTTTAGATGGCTGTATACAGGAAAATTTGCGGAAGGAATAAGCGAGGAAGCACAGACGAGAGAAGGGAAACTTTCCCCTACAACCAAAACAATCAAGGGATCGTTTTATGAACGCAGTTTAGACAATGATTATGAAATTTCTGTGGATGAGTCCAATCTTGTAACAGCGGATACGGATGCAGCTGCAGCAATTAAGGACTGGTTCTCGAAGGTACAGGAAAAAGATAAGGCACATGAATAATTAAAAGAATAACAGGAGGCAGGCAAAATGACCAAGAAAATCACAGTGAACCATAAGGAATATGAGATGCCTAAATTATCCATTGATGGATATATGGATTATTTGGAAATCGAAGAGAGAGTTGATGCACATACGAGATATACAAAGAAAGATATAGCAGATATGTGTGAGTGCATCTGTAGCGTCTATGGCAATCAGTTCACGGTAGAGGAATTAAAAGATCCAAAAACAGGAATTGATCCGGCAGGATTGATTATGGAATTCCAGGGAATTGACATAGGGGTAGGAAATGAGCTTGCAAAACGGATGGAGACAATCGCAAAAAATTCTTAGACCGCAAGTTGATTCCGGAAATTGAGCTGACTTGCGGTGGAAAGTATTATTTTATAAATTCCATCACAGTAGAACAGTACAAGCAGTACATTAGTCTCATGGAGAAAAATGAGACACAACAGATAGAAGAGGCAAATTTTTTTAACAAAAAAATATTGCAAAAATTACTAAATAATGAGGTGCCAATCGCAGAGATCGGAAAGATTGATGCGGTTGAATTCCTCACAACAGTAAAAACAGTGCATTTTATTATGCAGGACATCCTCATGCAGAAAATGTTAAATGTGGTGGAAGTACAGCAGATTGAAAAAGAAAAATCCGCATTTGACGAATATGATCGTGAGAACGGATATGAGGATGATTTGGATGAGAATGAAAATAATCGCTGGAAGATATGCGGTGAAATTATAGATAGGATTGTGAAAATTGCAATCCAGGTTATGAGAAACTCTTATAGCCAGTGCATGAAGGAAGATATGGAGGAATTACTCGATTATCTGAAATTCGAGCTGGATACTATAAATGAGAACCAGTAGGGGGTGAAAGCAGATGGCTTTTACAAGCGTTAAATTAAGTGTTGATTCGAACAGTTATACGCAGCAGATGAAGTCCGCAGCGGCACAGATGCGTGTATTATCTGCGGAATATTCTACGGCAGCAATGAAAGCAAAGTTGTTTGGATCAGCTACGGATGGCTTAAAAGCAAAAGCAGAATCACTCACACAGAAAATATCATTACAAAAAAATATTGTACAGCTGAACAGTGAACAGCAGGAGAAGCTAACAAAAAAGCTGACAGATCAGAAATCTAAGCAGGAAGAATTAAAGTCTAAGATTGATGAGGCGAGAATTGCATATGAAAAGTCAACGGAAGAAACAGGAAAAAACTCTGAACAATCCAAGGCTTTAAAAAATGAACTGAACAGCCTGGAGCAACAGTACAAGGTAAATGAATCTGCAATAGGTAAAACAGAGACGGCACTGGCCAACCAGACGGTAAAAACAGAAAAATCAAAGACAGCTCTGATGGGGATGGAAAAAGAGCTGGAAAATGTAAATAAAGAGCTGAAAGAACATAAATTTAATGCATTTACAGAAGGATGTACTAAGGCTGGAACTGCAATTGAAAATGTAGGTAAGAAAATATCTGTGATGTCTGCAGCAACTGTAGCAGCAGGAACAGCATCTGCAAAAATGGCGGTAGATTTTGAAGATGATATGGCAAAGGTATCCACGATCATGGATACAAATGTAATGTCTGTAAAGGATATGCAGGATGCAATCATTGATTTATCGAATAAAACAGGTATTGCTGTTGGGGATGTAGCAGATGATGTGTACAATGCAATATCTGCGGGCCAGAAAACAGGTGATGCGGTTGCGTTTGTTGAGAATTCCACAAAACTTGCAACGGCAGGATTTGCAGAATCTGGAGACACACTTAATATCTTAACAACAATTTTAAATGCATACGGATTAAAAGCAGAAGAGGTTACAAACGTATCTGATATGTTAATCCAGACACAGAATCTGGGTAAAACAACTGTAGCAGAGTTATCGTCTGCAATGGGTAAAGTAATCCCAACTGCAAACGCAAATCATGTTGCATTGGATCAGTTGTGCTCTGGATATGCAATCATGACTGCAAATGGTGTAGCAACTGCAGAGTCTACAACTTACATGAACTCCATGTTAAATGAGTTGGGAAAGACTGGAAGTACAACAGATGTTATCCTGCGGGAAAAAACAGGAAAATCATTTTCGGAATTAATGAAAGGCGGTGCAAGCCTTGCAGATGTATTAAAAATTGTGCAGGATGCCGCAAAAGAAGATAACAAGTCCATGAATGATATGTTTTCATCATCAGAAGCGGCAAAAGCAGGAGTGATCCTGTTGGGCGATGGGACAAAAAAGTTTAACACCACGTTGAAGCAGATGCAGAAATCAACAGGTTCTACAGATAAGGCTTTCAGCAAGATGAAAACAACATCCCACAGTGCTAAGATTGCTGTGAATGAAATGAAGAATTCCGCATTGAAACTTGGGACAACCATGTTGAATTCCGCATCACCTGCCATAGAAAAGGGAACAAAAAAGATACATGAGCTTACAAATAAATTTAATTCCCTGAATGAGAAACAGCAGCAGACAGTAATAAAAGTAGGACTTGTTACAGCAGCCATAGGACCGGCTACAGTAGCCACAGGGAAGCTGGTGAAAGGTGTAGGCGATACTGTAAAGGGTGTAAAAAAAGGAATTGAATTAGGCGGTAAAGCGGTATCCGCTGTGAAAAAAGTTGCTGCAAAGATAATTGAAAAAACAGCGGCAACGGCAGCCGGAACAACGGCAGATACAGC